CCAGACAGACAATGGGGTGGACAGGCGGGAAATTAAAGGACGAAGATCCTGAGCTTTATCTGCTCGCCAAGGTTCGTGTGCTTCAGCTTGGATACGGGAGTGGTTGGTTTAAATTTGCTGAGACTGTTAAGCAATATGGTCAGACTCAGATTCTCGACTCTAGCTTCAGTCGTGCGGACGAATTGAGATTCCAGAACTTCGCTAAGACATACCAACCCGGCAAGGCTAGCTTATACAGCACGTTGTCCGTCGAGGAGAGAAGGCAGTGGGTTAACGCGTTCATCCAGGTCCAGGACTTCCGCGATAAGAACCCAAAGATCACCTCTGCGTGGAAAAATCTAGACCGTCAATTAAAGGAGGCGGCTAGTGACGGAGATGATTTTGAGATCGAAATTCCAAGCGGTAGAACTCTGAAATATTTTCGATGCCGGCACGAACCGGACGGGGTGACCTGTGCAACCCAGATGGGATCTATTCGACGTACGAAAATGTATGGAGCAAACCTGTTTCAAAACAGTGTCCAATCGCTTGCGCGCGACTGCTTCGGATTCATTCTTAAAAATCTATACGACGCTGCATTTGATGTGGTTCTCCATGTCCATGATGAAGTCGTCGTCGAGGTAGAGGAAAAATACGCTGAGGAAGCGAAGAACGACATACAGAAGTTCATGACCGAAGGGCCGGAATGGATGAAGGATGTCCCACTCGCGAGTGAAGCAATCATAACAAAGGAGTATACAAAATGATCATTGGGCTGTGTGGCAAGAAGGGTTCCGGCAAATCAACAGTCGGAAAAATTTTAAACGAAAATTACGGCTACGAGCAGATCAGTTTCGCGACTCCGATCAAGGATATGCTCAAAGCCATGGGGCTTAGAGATACTGAGATCAATGATCCAGTTTTTAAAGAGATCGTATTAGACGAATTCGGGCAAAGCCCCAGACAGCTCATGCAGTCTTTGGGGACGTCATGGGGACGTGAGACCGTGAAAGATACGATCTGGATCGAGGCATTAAAGAAGCGATTAGATCCATCGATTAACTATGTAATCGATGATGTCCGCTTCGACAACGAGGCAAGGTTTATTCAGGAGCAAGGCGGATCGGTGATCTTAGTTAATCGACAGAAAGCGTCAGCGGATGATGAGCACATCAGTGAGGCGGGGCTGACTGAACATTTAGTAGACGGGATAATTAATAATGAGTGCGGTTTCAAAGAATTAGAGGATCAAACCACACGTGTGATGGAGGAGGTATTATACTATGGACTTATTTACAATTCCTAACTTAAGCGCTAGCCAAGTTAGTAAAAGCAAACCTTGGGAGCTTGATTTCGAGCTGCCAGAATTTAGAGACTCAAATGAATACAAGCAATGGGCGGCTAGGCCGAGTACTAGATATTTAGCATATAGTACATGCGAGGGCGTTGACCCGAACCAAAGAGTTTCGAGCAATAATCCTGTCCGCTATCTTCATGGAGTCTCCGCTGACTGGGATGCTAGGTTCACTGACGAGCAGTTCGAAGAAATTGTTCGTCGACTGATCGATCACGAATATCCGGTTAACTATATCTCTCGTAGTTATAGCGGAGGTATCCACGCGGTCTGGTTTTTCGAGTCTCCTATATACATGCACGGTGCTCAATCTAATACCCGATTCCTTCGACGTTTGGCCAAAGAGATGAAGCTGGAGGGGCGGGATGCAATCGCTCGCGGATTTGATTTAGGAAACTTCGAGAAGCAGCATTATCTTTTGCACGGGAACGATTGGCGGCCTGTTAACCCAAAAGCTAGAATAGCAACCGACCTACTTCACTACTGGCATTTTGAAACCAGCAAATCTGCTGACTTCAGAGGTCAAGGTCCGGAGATCCCGTTGAATACAGTGTTCGAAGAAGTTCAACGGGTTTGGCCAGATCATCAGTGGCCCGGTGAATTCGTGGAAGGATCCCGCGGACCAACATTTTGGGATCCGGGCGGACAGCATAAGACTACCAACTCTGCGATCGTTCGGGATACCGGTATGCAAGTTTTTAACATGCCGAAAGGCTTCTATACATGGTCGGAAGTTTTAAGCCCTGCCTTTGTTCGCCAATTCGAGGTTGGGAGAATCGGTAAGGCTATAGATTCGTACTGGTACGATGGTAAAAATTATTTTGTCCAAGACGGATCGGGAGGCTTTTTAATTAATACTAAGGACGAATGCCTACTGGATTTACAATGCCGCCACGATCTGTCTGCTCGCCCAGGCAGAAATGAAAATGTGTCTGAAGCGAAGCGAGCTTTGTATCAAATAAATACCGCTAAAAGAATTGAAGCTGGGTTACCTTTTTGTTTCGTGAAGAGCCCGCTAGTTAAATACGAAAATAAGCAGTATTTTAATACGGCGACAGTATCACCTATTACACCTGCTGACTCAGACACCACACCTGACGACTTCCCAGAGATTTGGAGATGGATGAATTATATGCTCGGAGATCATCAGATTAATCACGAGTTAGATTGGTTGTCATATGCTTACCAAAATGCTTACGCAGGTACGCCTAAACGAGGGCACGCACATTTTCTAGTTGGCCCACCTAACTGCGGTAAGACTCTGTTTAACACTCAGGTGCTAGGAAAGCTTTTTGGCGGTGGCGTGAAAGCGTCGGAGTACTTGACCGGAAAATCCGAGTGGACGGATCACTTATTCGATTACGGCATGTGGTTAGTCGACGACGAGGCTCCTAGTGCGAGTAATGCGATGCACACAGCATTCACAGCAAAACTTAAGGAGCACATCGCCAACGATACATTCTTAATCAACGGAAAATTCAAGAAGTCTGGTCGCGTCTTCTGGCGAGGGAGAATTAGTTGTACATTGAATGATGACCCTATTTCAATGCGGCTACTTCCAGACTTGGATATGTCGATTAAGGACAAGCTTATGGTTTTCCAATGTAAGGATGGCTACGATTTCTACTCGGGAATTAAGAAGGCTATTTCAGATGAGCTACCTGCGTTCGCTCGATTTCTTTTGAGTTACGAAGTACCCGAGGAAAGAAAGGATGTAAGGTTCGGGGTTAGTGCTTATATTAATCCAGTTATCGAAGGTTCCGCTAAGGCAGACAGTAGATACAGCCACATTATTGAACTACTTGCCATGTTCCGACACACACTTAAAACCGACCAGTGGGACGGTACTTGCTCAGAGCTGATGGTTGTTCTTTCAGCCAACGAAAATAACCGAGTACTTCTCAAGGAGCTTAATCCTAAGAAGCTTGGGTGGGGGCTAAGCCACATGGTAACTAAAGGTTTTGAATGGGTATCTCGAAGTGAGAGCCATCAGTACGGTTGGGTGATTAAGGGTAGTGGCTAAATCCGAAATGAAAATGCTCGGCACTCTGTTCGAGCAGCGGTTCGTGCTGGAGTGCTTGGAACAAGGACTGCACCCATTCAATCCAACTGAAGACAGTTTGCCGCAAGATTTTTTGGTACTAAATCAGGCTAATGAAGTTTTTAAAGTTCAGGTGAAAGGCACAAGAACACCTGTGGTCGAGAATAATATTGCTCGATACAAAGTGACTGCATCTACCGGAAACACGGTTAAAACAATGGTTGATTGTAGCGAGGTGGATATTTTAGTAGCCCACGTTAACCCAGATGCGTGGTATATAATCCCATGCACCGAAATTACTTCCGTACGAATTTGGTTGTACCCTTTTCGAGAAAGCCAAGGTGGCCAGTACGAAAAATTTAGAGATCGGTGGGATTTATTTGCTGAAAAACCCAGCTTTTCTAAGCCTGACCCGTACTGTCTCGGAAGAGACGCCGAGACACCCTGCAATGACAGCTGGACTGACGCCCATGAGGAATCTTGCGTAGATTAAGTTAGAGTATCTTTCCATTCGGCGACGCATCTTCCGCTGATCCGCCAAAAACAAGTATCCTTTTTTCTCGGGCTTCTCGTGAGTTGGCGTTTCGACACCAAACGCAGCTCGGACTTCTTCTTTAGTCAGCCCGAGCTTTTGGAGTACTTTAGATTCAGGAAGGGTTTTCCGCTTTTTCCTCGGCATGTGCTTCAGCTTCGACTCGATAGCATTTGGAAACCGATTGCTTCGGAGGAAAGTCAACTACTCCTTCACTCCACACATCGGTAGATCCATCTTCGGCAAATTCGAAATTGATTCTGAAGGTGACTGACGAAGTCATCTCATTCTCCAGAGCACATAATCGAACCTGAGGAAGCAGGTCTTCAACGATCTCTTTTGACTCAATCGCTACAGCGTTCAATAAGGAATTTTCTATTAACTTTTGATTATCCAACCACTCTTTCATTTTTAATTGCCTCGGTACAAAATAGGTGCAATACTCCGATTTTTCTCAGTATAACAACGACACGCAAGGCAGTCAAGTCACTGACACTCAACAACTTGCCCGGATGGCGGAATTGGTAGACGCGCTG